ACGTAAATTTTTCAGAGAAATAAAAACATATGTTGAAGAATACAAGAATCTTCCAACATACGAATCTCTATTAATTGATTTCACCGAATCTAAAAAATTGACACAACTCGAAGTGAATGGTTGTGTCGATTTGCTTAGAGAATTGAACAGTGATAGAAACGAAAAGTCTGAAATGGATTGGTTGATCGACCAGACTGAAAAGTTTTGTCAAGATAAAGCCATCTATAATGCAATCATGAGTTCTGTTTCTATTCTTGATAAGAATGGTGAAGATAATAAATCTAAAGGTGAAATACCAAAACTTTTGAGTGACGCTCTTGGTGTTTCTTTTGATAATCACATTGGTCATGATTATGTAAATGATTTCGATGCTCGTTATGACTTTTATCACAAACAAGAAACTAAAATTCCTTTTGATTTAGACCTATTCAATAAGATCACTAAAGGCGGTCTACCAATTAAAACTCTCAACATTGCACTTGCTGGCACTGGTGTTGGTAAATCCTTGTTCATGTGTCACGTTGCAGCTTCTTGTCTATCGCAAGGTAAGAACGTATTGTACATTACACTTGAAATGGCTGAAGAAAAGATTGCTGAACGTATTGATGCAAACCTTTTGAATGTCAGTATGGATGAACTAAAGACTATGACAAAAGATGATTATGAAAGAAAGTTCAACCATCTGAAAACTAAACTGAATGGTAAGTTAATTATCAAAGAATATCCAACGGCAGCTGCATCATCGTTACACTTCAGAGCTTTGTTGAACGAACTTCATTTGAAAAAGAGTTTTAAACCTGATATTGTCTTTATTGATTATCTTAACATCTGCGCTTCATCTAGAATTAAACCTGGTGCGAATGTAAACAGTTATGCATACATTAAAGCAATTGCTGAAGAACTAAGAGGTCTTGCTGTTGAGTTTGCTGTACCAATTGTTTCTGCTACACAAACAACTCGTTCTGGTTTTACAAATACTGATCCTGGTCTTGAAGATACTTCCGAATCTTTTGGTTTGCCTGCAACTGCTGACTTTATGTTTGCACTTATCAGTACTGAAGAACTAGAACAATTGAATCAAATTATGGTGAAGCAATTAAAAAATCGTTATGGTGATCCTAATTCATTCAAACGATTTGTGATTGGTATTGATAGATCGAAGATGAAATTATATGATGCTGAACCTGATGCACAAAATGGTATCGCAGATTCGGGACAAACTGATGATAGTCCTCCATTAAACACGTTTGGTAATCGTGAAAGTAAATTTAATAAAAACTTTGGTGGTTTAAAAGTATGAGTTTGACTAAAGAACAAGCCGTCTATTGTGCGAGTGTTTTCTCGAACTACTTTGATCGATTCAGTAGAATTGATGAGTACATGAGAGAACAGAAATTAAATTCAATGGCCGAAAGGCCATTTGTTTTGCCTGGCATGGGACCTGAAGAAGATTTGTTTACGAACTTCAATATGTCGCCTGCTGATATGGAATTCGAAGTAATGGAATTACCACAAGAAAGATGGGACATTTATTTGAATATGATTTCTTCACACTCAAATATGACTAGCATACCTGGTCGTTGTTTGAGACTCGCTGTTTTGGAAAAGAAAACAAATAAGTGGGTTGGTTTTATTCGCCTTGGTTCTCCGGTGATTAACTGTAAACCGAGAAATGAAATGCTTGGACAAGTATTCACACAAATTGATGGTGGCGCACAGATGTTTAATCGTTGTGCTATTATGGGTTTCGTTATTGTGCCAGCACAGCCATTTGGTTACAATTATCTTGGTGGTAAATTGATGGCTGCAATATGTACGACACATGAAGTTCGTGAAATGCTGAATAAGAAATATGATATGACAACTTGTTTATTTGAGACAACAAGTTTATATGGTTCAACAAAAGCAGTATCGCAATATGATGGTATGAAACCTTATATTCGATACAAAGGTTTAACTGATAGTGATTTTCTTCCTATGTTACACGGTGAAACTTATACAAATTTAAAAGAGTATATGGAAAATATACTTGGAGAACCGCTGGCACCAGAAGGCGCATCAAGTAGAAAGTTGAAGATATCAAATGCCATGGTGTCACACATCAATGTCATACTGAGAGGTACACCAGAAGGTGAGAAGTTTAAACGAACGATTGAAAATGCGAAGAATCTAAACGAGCAGAAACGATATTATGTATCTGATTATGGATTCAGTAATATGGTTGACTATGTTAATGGAAAAACAACTAAACTGGTTGCGGGTGAAAACTACGAAAAGTTTCATCTAAAGAATGTTATTGAGTGGTGGAGAAAGAAAGCCGTTAATCGTTTTGAAACACTAAAGACGGAGAATAGACTTAGATCAGAAATAGAGGTCTGGACAGGCGAAAAAGAGATTGACATTATTAGATAGGATAAATAAACCAATTAATAGGGAGATTTAACCTTGAAAACACTATCTTCTTTTCTGACTGAATCTACAGGAAAAAAAGTTCAAGAATTTGAACATCCTGCCAAAGGAAAATACACCTTACATAGAAAAGGTGACGTACACCATCTTAAAAACAAATATGGTGAGGTATCTCATACTTTCATTGGTATGGAACCCGATGAAATAACCTATCATTTAAAACATCATAACGAAATTCATGGATCAGGTAAATCTACAGTAAAAGAAGAATATCTAGAAGAATCTTCTGCTGCAGCCATCAATACTCACAGAGGTGGATTCAATGAAGCGATGTTTGCATATCATTTAAACAATACAAGTTGGATTGATGATGAACATAAGAAGGCTGCATATCATCATAAAGAAATGTTGGACAATCATGATCCATTAGAAGCTCGTAGACAAAATGATAGAGCAGCTGCTCAGGCAAAATCTTTCTTAGAACATGCAAAATCAAATGGATATTCTGGTATAAAAAATGTACATCTAACAGCAAAACCTGGCGACATAGAAAAACATACAGGCATACCTGCAACTCAACAAGAGAACCCTTCTGATGTTGTAGCACATTTTCAAAATAAACCTAAAGATGCTAAGCACGGATATTTTGGTGTATCTTTAAAGTCCTCATCAGCTAAGAAAATAGGATTTCATAACGGTGGATTAGGCTCAGTTGGTAAAGATTTAGGTATAGATTTAGAAACACATGCTAATAAATTGCAAAACCAGTTTTTAAAGAAAAAAGGATATAAAAATCTTTCTGCTGGCGCAGCAGATGTAGCAGGTAAAAAAGGAACTGCATCATATAGAAATAGTAAGAAGTATGATGAAGCAATGGCTCACGCAACAAAAGTTAACGGTAGTGTTCGTGATAAACTACATGAACATTATCAATCAATGTCGCATGAGAATTTAAAAAGTCATTTACTAAGAACTTTTGTTAAAGCAAATTCCGATCATGCACTGCCTTATGTTAAGACACATGGCACAGGAGGTTATGATAAAGATGCAACTGCTCATACAGAAGATCCATCTGACAATGAAATGTATCATTCTATAAAAGATTCCAAAAAATTAGAGATTCATAAAAGTGGTGGAACATTAATGAGTGTTCATGCTGATGGTAAAAGGATGTTTGGTATACAGGTCAAACATAATAATGGACCTTTAACTTCTATGAAAATTTTAGGACAACCTTAATGGCTAAAAATTATTCTGCAGCAGAACTTACTAGGATGCAAGAACTTGGTTCTGCATGGATTTTCAGGCGAGCTTTAAATGATAATATAAATTATAGAAATCCTGAAGATATAGTAAAAGATAAAAAATATCATGAACTGGTATCTTTATATCCGGCTATCAATAAACAATGGATCGATAATTGTGGTAGAATAAATATAAAATTATACGGAGAAATAAATGGCAGATTCACCAAAAGAAGGAGAAGCGGCACAAGCACTATTTTGTGCTATTGCTGATTTAATTGGAGCCACAAAGGTAAAAAACGAATTTCTTACTAAGAAATTACCTTCTTATCAAGTTTTCAAAAAACATTACGGTAAAATAATTGATGAGGCATACAAAGCCACAGATATGCCACAAATTACTTTACAACAAATAGAAAAATTTTTAATTGATGCAGATGGTTGGTATGAATCTTCTTTAAATATTGCTCGCGAATTAATGGCTGAAATAACAACAATTAGTTCTAAATTTTCTAAAATAAAAGCACCAAGATTACAAGATATAATTTATGTTCGTGGCGGCGCTAAAGAAAAGGGTCGTAATGCAAACGCTATGGAAAATATAGGAGCATTATTTGATATTGCCAATAAAAACGAAAAATCATATTTTGGTGACATAAACAAATGGAGTCCAGCAGACATATATTTTGTATCTAAAAAAGCCGAGAGTGAAATCTTAAAAACAGTAACTCTTGCAGAAGGAAAACTATCAAAGTCATATAATTTTACAGATTTAAATACATTAACTTCAAAATTAGTAGATAGTGGTGATTTATTACCTTTATCATTAAAAAAGGCTTCAAATGAAGCACATTTAGTTAAAGTAAATTTTAAAAGGTCTGATGAAGAAACATATCTTGGTTCCATAAAATATTATGGAGTAAGTGATTGGAGTAAAAAATTTACAAGAGCAAAACCTGTTACTCGGGACATTAAAATTTATTTTAGTAAAGACAAAAAAGATAAATTAAAAATTCGTCACGATCCTTATAGTTCAAATTATGGAGTTAACAAAGCTGTAAAATGTGAAATTGAAGTTACTGGAGCTGGTGGTCGTGGGGGTTCTGTTGTTGGTATACCTTTAATTGCTCAATTGATTTCTAAAGTTGATAAAAGTTTTGGTGATGAATTGAAAAGAGCTTTTGAGGCAGGTATAAGAAAATATGCAACAGAGTTAGAAAAAGCCAATAAAAAATTTAAAGTTAAACCTGGAGTTAAATTACAAAGTCCGGCAAAAGAAATGTATGATGAAGAAAGAGCAATTCTAAGTGCATTATATGTTTCAAATGCTATTATGCCTGTAATTTATAATTGGTTTAAATCAAATGAAGATGATACAAAAAAAACAAAGTTAAATGAAAAGGTCGTGCAAAAATTTTTAGAATATACTTCAAGTAGAACCGAGAAATCTGGAAGGTTTGTAATCGCAAAATGAAATTCTCAGAATATTTAACCGAATCTAAGAAAGAAGGAGCTAACCTTCACTTAGAACATTTAGAAGATAATATCTTAAATCGTGGAGTAAAAGGTGCGAGAGAGTCTATCGATTTTCTTCGCTCATTACGTGATATGTTAGCTGGACATTCTCAATCAAAAGTAAATGTAACTACAAAATGGGATGGAGCTCCTGCTGTAATTTGTGGTATTAATCCAGAAAACGGAAAGTTTTTTGTCGGCACCAAGTCTGTTTTTAATAAA